GATCCCTACAATAGAGATACATGGTTAGATCCTTGGCAACTGCTGGCAGAAAATCGTTACTGTAATTTTGCAATTTTATTGGGGATTTTTTATACTTTACAGTTAACTACTAGGTTTTCTAATGCTCCTGCAGAGATACATATTCGTACGAATAAAGAAACATCTGAAGTGTTATATCTACTGTTTATCAACGACATTGCTATTGGCTTTGATCGACAACATGCTGTAAACAGCAAGGATATACCTATTAGTTATACAGTTGAAATCAAATATACGCTAAATTAAAAGTAATAAATATCACAATATTAAAAAATAAAGTTTAAAAAGGATAAAAGTAATGATTCAAGTTACCAAAACGCAAACGGCAACTCGAGAACCACTGGATATTGAAAAGTTACACAAAGTAGTTTTTTATGCGTGTGACGGCGTCAACGGAGTAAGCCCTAGCGAAGTAGAAATCAAGAGTCAGATTCAATTTTACAATGGTATTACTACCAAAGAGATTCAAGAAACACTGATCAAAGCTGCGGCGGATCTTATCTCAGAAGAAAATCCCAACTATCAATATGTAGGCGGGAGAATGATCAACTATGCCCTGCGCAAAGAAGTATACGGACAGTTTGAACCTTGTGCTGTCAAAGACCTAGTTAAACGCAATACTGATCTAGGATTTTATGATCCAGAATTGATCTCATACTACACAGACGAAGAGTGGGATCGCATCAACAGTTTTGTAAAACATGAGCGTGATGAAAGTTTAACCTATGTGGCCATGGAGCAACTGCGCGGCAAGTATCTAGTACAGAACAGGGTCAGTGGTGAAATCTTTGAAACTCCGCAGGTATGCTATATACTGATCGCTGCCACACTGTTTCACAACTATCCCAAAGAGTCAAGACTAACCTGGGTCAAGGACTACTACGATGCTGTCAGCCAGCATGACATCAGCTTGCCTACACCAGTTATGGCAGGTGTGCGTACACCACAGCGTCAGTTCTCCAGTTGTGTGCTGATTGAAACAGGTGACAGCCTAGACAGCATCAATGCCACAGCCGCTAGTATTGTCAAATATGTTAGTCAGAAAGCAGGCATTGGTATTGGCGGCGGAAGTATCCGTGCTATTGGTAGCCCAATCCGCAAGGGTGATGCGTATCACACTGGTATTATTCCATTCTATAAGATGTTCCAAGCTGCTACCAAATGCTGTAGTCAAGGCGGAGTAAGAGGCGGTGCAGCCACTATCTACTACCCTATATGGCACTATGAGATAGAAGATATGTTGGTGCTGAAGAACAACAAAGGCACAGAAGAAAATCGTGTGCGTCATATGGATTATGGCGTACAGTTTAACAAACTGTTTTATGAAAGACTGATACAGGGCGCTGACATTACACTGTTTTCTCCAGCTGATGTTCCTGGGCTGTATGATGCATTTTTTGCTGACCAGGATCTATTTCGTAAACTGTATGAAACTGCTGAACGCAACACCAAACTGCGCAAAAAAGACTATTAAAGCTATTGACTTGTTCAGCAGCTTTATGGAAGAGCGCAAGAACACAGGTCGTATCTATCTACAGAATGTAGACAATGCCAACAGTCACGGCAGCTTTATTCCGTCAATTGCTCCTATTAGACAATCAAATCTTTGCGCAGAAATTGACCTGCCAACTAAGCCACTTAAAGATCTAAACGACGGGGCACACAGGAGACGAGTGCGTATTCCTAAAGAAAAGTATCAAGAATACGTAGAATATAAAAAATCAGTAGGAAATATTTTAAGGCTTGACAAAGAAAGATTTGATGGCAAAAAAAGTACATAAGGATAAATAATACTATACAAAGGAGTATAGTATTATGAGTAAAACAGGATTTATTTATATGTGGGAATCAGCAACAGATAATAAAAAATATATAGGTTCTCATTATGGAACGTTTGACGATGGGTATATTTCGTCTAGCAATTACTTTAACGAAATATATGAAAATAATCCTAAAAATTTTACTAGAACGATATTACACTATAATTTAACTAGGGAAGAAGCAGTGTCTAAAGAACAAGATATACTATGCAATATTGACGCTGCAAATAATTTTAATTTTTATAATCTTCATAATTATTCAGGAAGAGGTTGGAGCCATCACGATAATCCAGAGCTAGCTAAAATATATTATGATAGGATATCTAAAGCAAAAAAGGAAAACCTAGTCCTCACAAAGGAAAGCAGTTATGGGGCGATCATAACAGACATAAATTAAAAATTGACACGTGGGAAATCACTTTGCCTAACGGTGATGTTGTTGTTAGAGAAAATATGTTAGATTTTTGTAAGGAACATAATTTAAATCCTTCTGCAATGAGTGCAGTTGCAAGAGGTAGGCGTAGGCACTATAAAAATTATAAATGTAAAAAACTAACAAACAATCGTAATGTAGAGTACGAATATAACGATTGGAAAAGTAAAGGCAAACCTGGAAAAGCAATGTTCGGAAGTGATAATGCTTTTGCTAAATCAATAGTTGTTGATGACGTTAAATACGGATCAATGTCTGAAGCATCGCTAGCAACAGGATTGTCTATGTATAAATTAAGAAAATTAAAAGGATATGAAAATGGAAATAAATGGCTGTACGAAATTGTAGACGATAACTTAGACGATGTTAATGATGACGATTATGTATATGTAGATGAAATGGTAGAAGACTATGACGGCGCTGCCTATCCTCGCTTTGTACCTTGTCAGCAATAAATTGGGGCAATATTAAAACTCCAGCAGACTTTGAGCGTGTATGTCGTTTAGCAGTACGTGGACTAGATGCACTGTTGAGCTATCAAAACTATCCTATCCTAGCTGCCCAACTTAGCACAGAAAAGCGTAGACCTTTGGGCATTGGCATTATCAATTTTGCTTACTGGATGGCCAAGAACAGTCTCAGCTATCAAAACATTGACGCACAAGGGCTAGCACTGATTGACGAATGGGCAGAAGCTTGGAGTTACTATTTGATCAAAGCCAGTGCTGATCTTGCAGTAGAATTTGGTGCTTGCCCTGGAACACCTGAAACCAAGTACGGCCTAGGCATCACACCTAATCAAACCTATGCGTCAGCACTGGACGAGCTAGTACCACATCAAGAACGTATGGATTGGCAAGGTCTGCGTGAACAGCTTAAGACAACTGGCATCCGCAACTCAACACTGATGGCACTGATGCCTAGTGAATGTCAAAGCTTGGCAAATGAAATGAGGCTAAAAGATGGAACAGTTGTAACGCTCGCCGAAGTTATTCAAGATTACGGAAAAATTGATATTAACACTGTTCACGAAAAATTCATGATAGGTCAGAGATTTCCATTCCTTAAACCAGTTGAATTGTCAGATAGTATAGCATATGAATGTTATTATAATGGCCCTCAATCTGTTACAGAAATTGAATTAGAAGACGGATCGGTATATAAATTTACTAATAATCACAAACTTCTTGTATTACGAAATAACATAAAAGAATGGATCGAAGTTAAAGATTTTATTAGAAGATGACGATATTGTTAGCGTTAATGCTTATAATTAACGCTAACAGGAGATAATATGAAAGCAAACCCGTATGACTGGGAATATGTAATGAAGAGAGATGCTTGTTCTAAGGAACAAGCACTCGACACCATTTCAAACTAAAGAAAAATCTGCATGGAACCGAGGAAAAAAGATTAAAAAGTCTAATCAACATAACCTAAATTTATTAGTGAATTATGAAAAAGAGGCCGAGCAGGTATCAACAACGCCTATCATCTAGATCATAAATTCTCAATATCTCGAGGATTTATTGAAGGAATTGATCCTGCGCTATTAGGAAGCTTGCAAAATTTAGAATTTATTCCCTGGGAAGATAACGTGTCAAAACAAGGAAAATGTTCAATTACAAAAGAGGAATTATTAAAATGAAAATTAAACGTATTACAAGAGACGCAGGAACAGAACACACTTGGGATGTTTCAACTGACAACGAAACTTATACCTTGTCAAATGGATGCATTAGTCATAACACTAGTGCGCAAATTGCAAATGCTACCAACGGTATTGAACCACCACGCAGCCTAATCTCAATCAAGCAGAGCAAGCATGGCGTACTCAAGCAGGTAGTGCCAGAGTTTAAAAAGCTCAAGAACAAATATGATCTACTGTGGGATCAGCGTAGTCCAGAAGGCTATTTAAAGATCGTGGCAGTGTTGCAGAAATATATTGATCAAGGCATCAGTGTAAACACCAGTTACAATCCACAGTACTACGAAGATGAGAAAATACCTCTCAGCACTATGCTACAGCACCTACTGTTGTTCTACAAGCTAGGCGGAAAACAGCTTTATTATTTCCAAACAAACGATGGCCAAGGCGAAGTAGATGTTAACAAGATGATGGGAGAACTTGAAGTTGTTGAAGTAGATGAAGAGAATTGTGAATCTTGTCACATTTAATACTTGACATGTCCTCTGGGACATGTTATAGTTATACTATAGATATACACACACAAGGGTAAGAGATTAGATGAGCGTTTTTAACACTGAAAATAAAGCAGACCACACAAAAGTATTAGCATTCTTGGACCCAACGGGCGGTCCTACAATCCAGCGTTATGATACGCTGAAGTACAAAAGCTTTGATGGATTGACAGAAAAGCAACTGGGATTCTTTTGGGTCCCTCAAGAAGTAGACATCTATCAAGATGCAAAAGACTTTAAAGCTCTTAGTGACCATGAGCGTCACATCTTTACAAGTAACCTAAAGCGTCAAATTCTACTAGATAGTGTGCAAGGTCGTGCACCAGTAGAAGCATTTTCGCCTATTGTAAGTTTACCAGAGATTGAGAACTGGATCACAACGTGGACGTTCTCAGAAACAATCCACTCACGCTCATACACACATATTATTCGTAACGTATACAGCAACCCCAGTAAAATCTTTGATGAGATGCTAGACATTGCAGAGATTGCAGACTGTGCTGGAGACATTAGCAAGTACTACGATGACCTTATCGAAACTACACGCTGGTACAAGTTGCTAGGCGAAGGTACTCATACTGTTAATGGCAAGAAGATTAAAGTTGACATGTATGAACTAAAGAAATTGTTGTGGCTTACACTAATGAGTGTTAACATTCTTGAAGGTGTGCGGTTCTATGTAAGCTTTGCATGTAGCTGGGCGTTTGCAGAGATGAAGCAAATGGAAGGCAATGCTAAGATTATTAAACTTATTGCCCGTGACGAGAACTTGCACCTAGCAAGCACACAAATGTTGCTAAAGATTCTTAAGAAAGACGATCCAGACTATGTAAAGATTGCAGAAGAAACAGAAGAAGCATGTATTCAAAATGTTTGTTGACGCAGTTGATCAGGAGAAGGCTTGGGCAGAATATTTGTTTAAAGATGGATCAATGATTGGACTTAACACAGAGTTGTTGAGTGGATACATTGAATGGATTTGCACACGTCGAATGACTAATGTAAATCTAAAAAGT